ATAAAGTCTTAGATAAAATTTAGAACCTACTACAGAGCCAGTTTGAGGAGATGGAATTGTACCATCAGCAATAGACTTAGACAATTCAGTAAATTCAGTTCCACTAAAATTAACTAATGCTCTTGTGTTGAAATTAAATGAATTATTAAAAAAATCTTTTTTGACTTCAAGTATTTGGTCTCTTCCAAAGTTTTGGTCTTTGAAAGACTCACCAGTTATAGTTGATGAACCACTTGAAATCCAAGTGTCTTGTGTTGGAAAAATAAAATGATGCATTATCTAACTCTCCCTTGTATGTTTTGATTTGGATTTTTTAATTCAAAAACCGTTGGTGTTCCTGTATTTGGTGGGACAATAATTGTACCATCATCAGAGAGTGCAATTGCAAAATTATATTTATAATTATATTGTGTATTGTTTAAATCAGGTATTGTAAAACTACCATCACTATTCCCATCACCATCTAAATCTGCACCTTCTCCAGATGAACTGAATGAATAACTAAAAGTTGGAGGAGTTATATTCTCACCAGCACCATCAGGAATAAAATAATCATTTTCTTGTGTAATGGTGACGTGTCCAATTGAACGAACACCTTCAACACCCATCAGTTCAAATTCTAAATTACTTTTATAAATTGGTTGATTGAATTGCATTTTTTCTATTCTGAAATAATCTTTTATTTTCTGTATACATTTTAATTTAACTTCTTGTTTGTTTGCATATTTTTCAGCTATAACATCAAATATCACACCAAAGTTTACAATATAACCATCATTGATTGTTATGGTATCAGTCATTATTTTAAAGTTTTCTAAATATTTTTTTATATTAGCTGTTAATGTTACTGGTAAATTATCAGTTGTACTTAATGATGTTGAGTGTGGATTACCAACTAATTGTTTTCTATTATTATAACCTAATACATAAATGTTTATTGCTGATATATTAAATACAGTCAGGTCAGTGTAGCTTTGTACTGCCTCTAAACTTGTATTAGTTTCATCCAATACATTGTTAATAGCTGCAATGAAATTTGGAAGGTCTTCTATTATTTGTTCATCAGGAATATCTTGATTGAGAATATCCGATAATGCATTTATTTCATAACTCAAACCTAATTCACCATTGATGTTATTGTTTAATGTTAATAGGGCATTATTAAATGCGTCAGCATTTTCGTTTGTTTCACCATCTCCACTTCTTGTAACATATACTTTTGCTATATTACCAAACTTAGCTGGTATGTTTAATACTCTTGCTTCATAATCTTCTTTAGTCACACATCTGTTCTGTGTTGAGAAAAATGCTTTAGCCTTTTCTTTTATCTCAATCGTGTCCTCTTCATCTTTACCACCACGAGCTGCGATGTTGTTTGTCACAGTACCAATTGTAGCTCCACCATCAATAGCTGGTGTGATTGTTGTTGGTAAAGTTGTTAAGTCACCAGATGGAACATTTGAATTAATTCCACCACCTACACGATAAGTAATTGTCAAAGTTGTATTGTTTGGAGTTTCACCAAGTGTCGAGTACTCATTACCCAATAATGGGTCGATAGCGTTATTTAAATCATTTGTCTGGCCAGGAATGATTATACCAACTTGTTCTAAATCTATAAATCCCTCATCTACAACTTGGCCATCTTTCAACACACCATTACCAAATACTAATGATGTTGTATTATCTTGATTTGTTTCACGAGTAAATCTTTTTGGTGTTATTGCATATGTTAGTGAGTACGGAACAGCAGTTGAAGATAATAAACCATCTTGATTGTCAACATAAGCTGAATCCCTATTTATATCATCAGTGTAATGAGTTTGAATTGGTACTTTATCTTGTGCTAAAAAATCAACTTCATACCAATTGTTATTATTTGAATCCACACAAGAAATAATGTCAACAACATTTTTATCGGGTATGGTTAGTGTTTTAAATTTTTCAGGTACTCCAACTTGGAATGTAATTGTTTTCTCAGTTGCACTTACGGCTTTTACAGTTCTTGATAATGTAAAAGTTGAAGCTAATCCTGTATCAGCTGTTGTACCAATTGTATTATTATCATCATCTTGTTCAATTTTAAAATCAATTGGTTCTAATGTTACAAAAGTAGTATTGGAATTTGTAGATGAAACTATTGAAATACCAGGGTCAAATACACTGGCATTATTATAATCTACTTTTGAAACATTACCACTTAAAACACTTACATTTGATGTAAAAGTTAAATCAACATACGCAGGTACAATTGGTTTTACTTTATAACCAAACATCTTAGCCATTGTGATTATGTTTCTTCTTTCTTCCGCTAATGGTAATAACATCTCACGATATTGTTGGTCAATGTAAAAAGATAAAACATCACCTACATATGCATTCATTTCCAACAACATCATACCAGGTGATGTTTCATTAAAATCACGATATGTATCTGGGAAATAAGATTTTGCATAATTCATCAATGATTGCTTTAATGCTGTAAAATCTTTATTTAAATAATTTACATTTGATTCTTTAAAATTTTCTTTACCATATGTTGGCATTTGTTATCTCCAATTAATATCCACCACCACTTGATGCATTTGATTCTGATTCTGTTATGTCACTACTAAAATCTAAAGTGATGGAATCTAAAGTGTTTGGGTCTTGTTTAATGTTAAATAATATCTTTACTCTAATTTCATTCACTCCAATATCTGTAGTATCATCTCTACTTAAAACTTGTATATCTCTCACCTCAACAAAAGGTAACCAAAATTCTATTTTATCTAATATAGAGTCTTGAATACCAATTAGATTTTCATTTGTAATATGTTCAAATAATAATCGTCTTAAATTTAAACCCAAGTTTGGTTGAAAAAATCTTTCACCCTCATTGGTTTGTAATAAATTTCTTATATTGTTTTTTACAGCTTCAATGGTTGTTGAAGTTGATGCAAAAAATCCATCTTTGTCACTCCCTCTACGAATTGGTAAATCAATACCAACTTTAACATTAGTATCATTGTCTTGAATATAAGGTTTTCTTGATGTATCTTTAATAGCCATTATAATAATTCCTCACCATCATCAAATGTTAACTTTACGGTTGTGTGTTGTCTTTGACCATCCTCATCCTCTACATCAAACTCTTCAATTGAATCAGGGTCTTCTCCAATATAAACATAACCAACTGATTCTAAACCACCTGCATCTTTTCCTAAATCCAATCCAGCCAGTTTAGCACCACCCTCCAATAAAGGTGTTATGGCTCTTTCCAACTCACTTTCCAATTTGTCTATAATTTCACCTATAGCAGGTATTGGTATTTTTTTCAATGCTTTTAAAATAGGAGCTTTATCTCCTAACAAAGTTGCTAATTCAATATTTACAGATTGGTCGGGTGTTTTTAAACTTTCAACAACAACAGGAGCTTTTAACTGTGTGATTGTAAAGTCTGCTTCTCTTAATGTATCTATAATAGCATCAGCTATATATTCAGCTTCTTTATCAAGATAAGAATTTCTACTAGTATCAATAGGTGGCATATTAGTTTCAAGAGCAGCTCTTCTTTTTGCATCTAATATTTTAGCTTTTAAACCCATTATTTATTTTCCGTATTTTTGTTTTTGTTTTTCATCAGTTCTTTTTAAAACTTCTCTGTAATCTTTGTTAACAAATTGACTCATTGGGTCACTTGATGGAACAGCTTGTGGTGTTTCGTTCATCATATCACCATATTGTCTACCAACTAATTCATTCATTCTATTAGATGTAAACTCACTACCACCTAATGTTTTCCAATCATCACCATTAGCTGTTTCATTCAACACATCATTCAATACAGAATTTTTAGAAAAGTTTTTCTTTTCTTGTATTGGTGGTTGAGTAACTTGTTGTGTTGGTTGTTTCAATTCAGTTATTACTTCTTGAATTGCCATCGCAACTTCTTCTCTAACGATTTGTCTAATTACTTGTTTTGTTGTTTTTTTCTTTTTCATAATTTACCTCTGTTAGTTTCTTTCAATTTTATGATAAATACTTAGTATTCTCTCAATTCCGTTTTTTACATTATTAGCTTTTGCTGCTGTTGTTGGTGATATTGGTGTTTCTGGTCCAAATGTAGTTGGAACTTTTATCTCTGCAAACAAATCACATATTTGTTCCAAAATAACTTTTAAAGCATCACCTAATACCATTGGCTCCATAACAGTTCTTTCAGAGTTACCAATATTTACATTCTTAGATAAAATGTTTAAACTTGTATTTGAACTAATTGATATATGTCTCCCACTACCAATATGAATATCTTTAATTGATGAAACAAAAATATCATCAAGTTTTGAATTTAAAGTTATTCTATCGGAGTTAAATAAGATTTGATTTGCATCAGTTCCTTCAAAAATTGTTTCACCTTGTTCATTTTTTTCACCTGTATCGTTTGAACCATATCCATAAATTGTTTCTTGAATATCAGCACCATTATTTAAATCAGATTGAATATCACCAATTGGATAAGTGTTGTTTTCAACAGTATCAGATGATAATTTAAATTCAATTCGATTACCATCTATATCAAATAAATTTTTAAAGTGTTGTCTCAAAGAACCATTTGATGTTATGCTGATTAAACTACCATCTCCAATACTTTCTAAATTATTATCAGGAAATCTTTTGTTTGATATGAATACATATGGGTTGTTACTACGACTTCCTATTCTAAAACTATTTCCATGCCTACCTTCAATTATTGTATCACCTGTTGTTTCATTAACAGCGTCACCATAATCCAAACCACTCTCTCTTTTTTTAGTTAATCTACTATAAGATAATTCTTTATTAAAATTTGGACTTTCACCCCTTATTCCTCTTGGACTAACTTGTCCAATATTTTGATTTGTTAAAACTAATTCACGTCTAAATGATGGGTCATCATTCCAAGTTGGACTATTATTATTTGTATTCAAAGGTCCAAGATAATATTTTATTTTACCAATTGTACATAATAATACAGGGTCTCCTTTTGAAGGCACATCATTTATTGTTCTTAATAAAGGATAGTATCTATATTCTTCACCTGCACTAGCTCTTGTCTTATAAACTTTATCAGTATAATGTGGTAAAGCTATGATTGAATTTATAGATTCTGGTCCATTGTATCTTAAACTTTCTTCTGAATGCACTACTTCAACACAATAACCAGCTACAAATTGTAAATAAAAAGGAACAGGATATTCTTTATTTAAAAATCCTTTTACAGTTCTATCAGGTTGTGTTACAAATACTGAACCCATTAGTTAGTCCCCAAATCAATTGTTTTGTTTTTTGTAGCCTCAAGTTTATCACTTTCTCTTTGTAAATCTTCTACTGTATCTTGAAGTGTTCCCATTAATTCCGCTTTTTCTTCATCACTTAATAACATTGATTCATCGGATTCACCCTGTGATTTAGAAATGATTCTTTGTAATACACCAGCAAGTTTAACCAGATGTTCATCGTTTCTAACGGCAGTATCCATATATTCCTTTATGATAGGAGCTACCATAACCACATCATCTATGGTTGTAATGAATCCATGTATCTCTGATATTAACAAATCTATTTGAACTTTACGCTTTGTAGTGTTCTCATAGATGTCCTTTGTTAAGTCTTGAAAGGTTTTTCCTTCAAATATTTCATTATTGTCTGACATACAATCTCCTCTTGAATGTACTTATTCATATATAAATATTAAATTTGTAAGAAATTGTCTGAAATAAAAAACCCTCATTTAAGAGGGCTTAGTTATTTAAAAGGGTTTAGTTATTTAAAAGAATGAACTTGTTGTATTAAATAGGATTGAACCATTACTATAATATTTATTTAGTAATTTTTTATAATGTTTTTTTAATACATTAACAACTGATGTTATATGAGTAGTTTCCACATCAGTCATTTCTCTAATTAATATGTATAGAGCCTTTTTATTAAAGTTTTCAATACCATCTCGCTGTTTTATTAAATCAATTATAGCATATCCAATTTGTAAATCTCTATCTTTTTTAAATATTGTGTTCATATTATTATCAAAATATTCAACAATTTCATCTGTTAAGGTAACATAGTCAGATTCAGTAAAACCACTAGACTTATATTGTCTATCTAAGGCATCCATTTTATCGTGACTTTTTAACTTTTTATAATTGTTATTATTATGAAGAATTAAATAGTTTTTAGCCACTACTGAAAAATAACTAAATGCTTTTGAACCTTTGGTGTGGTCATATTTGTGCATATTCACCACCATAAAAGCAACAACTTCGTGTTTAATATCTTCAAATCCATAGTCAAAATAAGTAAACTTAAATGTATTAATTATATTCTCAGCTAACTTATCAAAAGCCTTGTGTATTCTTGTACCATAAATTACATTTCTTTCATTGTCGCTAGTTGATGTATTATAGTCAACAACCGCATCTTGAACCTCTTGACCAAAATAAACTTTTCGTTTTTTCTTTTTTGTTATTTTTTTTATTTCAGCTTTAACATCATTAACTTTTTTAGTTTCTTTTTTTGTCATTCGTAGCCTCCTCTTCAAATATCTCATCAAGAGATAATTGAATCTGTTTTAGTTGTTCAAAGAAAAAACCTGTTTCGTCATCTGATTCATAATGACCTTTAGCGTCTACAAGTTTCATTTTGTCTGTTGAGAATTTAATTATCTGTTGAATCTGTAAAATAAATTCTTCATATTGTGTTATTCTTCTTAATGAATAAAATAGTAATGTAGATGAAACTACACTAACTATAAAGAATAATATTGTTAATAACCACCACATAATATCTCCTAATTAAAAAGTTCATTGAACTTAGCTTTCATATTATCTATTTGTTCTTTTGGAACTTCTTTGTGTTTTGTCACACCCTCATCAGAGTATTCCTCTTCACCTTGCATCCAATTTTGTTTTTCACATATTGTAGATAACCAATCTCCAAAATGAACAATAGAACCAAGAACATGTCTTGAATCTACATATG